TCTTTATGGTCTAACATTTTTGCTAGTAATTTAATGACACAAGATTTCTTTAAATTAACTGAGATATTTTCTGAAACAGAAGCTACTAATGAAGAAGGAGCTGCTAATATTTCTAGATTAGAAAGATATTTTGGAAGATTTACTTCTAAGAATGTACCATTAGCTACGTCATGGAGATGGACAAATAAAGTATTTGCAGACGGTGAAGCAGAACTTGTAACAGCTTTAGACCATTTAAAACAATCAACACCTTATGGTTTATCTAAAATAATAAATGAAAAATACTTAGGTGGTAAATTAGATGCATTAAATTATGGAGATGCATTATCACCAAAATCTGACCCGTTGGGAAATGAATATGCAAAACCTAGAGGATTGTTATTAGGTCAAGCACAAGATATGTTTCCTGTTACTTCACATTGGAGTAATAATATGGTAGACAGTAACGGAAATAAAATTGTATTATCACCGGCAGCTAGAGAAAAATTAGAAACTTCTAATATTAAATGGGAAAGACCTCAGTTTACTATTCAGCTTGGAACTAAAAAGCCATTGAATATGAAATTAACTACAGCTATTCAATACAAACACCCTGTTACGGGAGAAACAATTAAATTTCCAGAAGGCATTACTATGTACGAAGCAATGCGTCAAGTTAAAGGTCAAATTAAAATAGCAGGAAGAACTTTAAATGAAACATATCAATATGAGTTAGAAAATCCTAATTCTGAATTTAATAAAAGATATGCTTCTAATAAACTTCTTGGCGGTAAATATATTGGTGATGATTACCTATTACAACGAATAAGAGAATTTGAAAGAGAAGCTAGAGAGTGGATTAAAAGCAATGCTTTAATTGATATTAACGGTAAAATCACTACAGCTAGTGCACTTAAACGTAGTGCAGAAAACATTGAATTTATGGAATTAATGGGTGAATAGATAAAGTACCCCTTTTAGAAGAGATAAACACAAATTATGGCTAATTCATTCGTAAGATACACCGGAAACGGTACAACTACTACATACGCTATACCTTTTAGTTACAGAGATACAGCTGATTTATCAGCTACAGTAGCAGGTGTAAACATAACAGCATATTCTTTAGATGCAGCAGGCACTCTTCTTACGTTTACTACAGCACCTGCTAATAATGCTGCGATTGAAATACGAAGAACTACAAGCCAAAATACAAAATTAGTAGACTACGTATCAGGCTCAGTATTAACTGAAAATGACCTAGATACAGATAGTGACCAAGCGTTCTTTATGTCGCAAGAAGCGATTGATAAAGCAAGTGATGTAATATCATTAGATAACGTAGATTTTAACTGGGATATACAAAATAAAAGATTAAAAAATGTAGCAGACCCTGTAGATAATACAGATGCTGTTAACAAACAATTTATATCAACTAATATACCTAATATTACAACAGTAGCAGGTATTAGCTCTGATGTAACTACGGTTGCAGGTATCAGCTCAGATGTTACTTCGGTAGCTAGTGATGCTACAGATATAGGCACTGTTGCTACAAACATAGCGTCAGTAAACACAGTAGCTACAAACATCAATGATGTAATTAAAGTTGCTGATGATTTAAATGAAGCAATTTCAGAAGTAGAAACTGTTGCAAATGATTTAAATGAAGCTACTTCTGAAATAGAAGTTGTTGCTAATAATATAACTAATGTTAATACTGTAGGTACTAACATATCTAACGTTAATACTGTAGCAGGTGTAAATGCAGACGTTACTACAGTTGCAGGAATAAGCGCTGATGTAACTTCAGTAGCAGGTATATCAACTGCTGTATCTAATGTTAACTCAAATAGCACAAACATTAATGCTGTTAATGCTAATTCAGCTAACATAAATACTGTTGCAGGTATCAATGCAGATGTAACTTCTGTTGCAGGAATATCAAGTGATGTTTCTACAGTTTCAACAAACAATGCAAATGTCACTGCTGTTGCAGGTAATGCATCTAATATTAACACAGTTGCAGGTAACACAACTAACATTAATACAGTAGCAACGAACAATGCAAATATTACAACAGTTGCTGGAGCAAATACAAATATTAATACAGTTGCAACTGATATAGCCAATGTCAACACTGTTGCTACAAATATACCTTCAATAAATAGTTTTGCTAACACTTACAGAATTGGTGCAACAGACCCAACAACATCTTTAGACGAAGGTGATTTATTTTATAATTCAACAGACAATGCTCTTAAATATTATAATGGTTCATCTTGGCAACAAATTACAGCAGATACAGATGTTAAGAGTTTAGTTTCAGCAAATGATACAACAGCAGGTTTTTTAAATGGAAAATTAGTAGCAGGTTCAAATGTTACATTTACTGAAAATAATGACGGTGGAAACGAAACACTTTCCATTTCAGCAACAGACAATTCAATACCTTTTGCAATAGCACTTGGGTAAATAATTAAGGAGAAAAATAAAAATGGCAAATAACTTTAATTCAACAACAGCTAGTTTGACAAATGCTACGTTGACTACAGTTAAGACTACTACATCTAACAAACAAGTTATGATTGGTTGTCTAGTATCTAATACTGGTACAACTTCTATACTTATAGATATAGTTCTTAATAACGGTTCTAACGATAGATATATTGTTAAACAAGCACCAGTACCAGTTGGAAGTTCTTTAGAAGCAATATCAGGAAAAGTAATTATTCCTAGTGGTGGTGCTGTTAAAGTAAAATCTGACAATGCTTCTGGTATTGCAGATGTAATTATTTCAACATTGGAAGACGTAGCGTAATGTATTTAGGAAATCAACCAGCATTAAGTTACACAAGTTTTGCAAAGCAAGACTTCACTACAAGTGCGACTACATCTTACACACTTGATAATCCTGTAACTAACGAAAATGAAATTGCATTATTTATAAATTTTGTAAGGCAAGAACCTACAACTGCATATACTGCAACTAATACAAGTTTAACTTTAACAAGTGCTACATCTGCATCAGATGATATGTACTGTGTGTTTTTAGGTAAAGCTGTTCAAACTGTAAATCCTCCTGCTGGTTCAGTAGGTGCATCACAAATAAGTGATGGTTCAATCGCTTTAGGAAAATTATCTGCTACTGGTACAAAAGATAGCACAACATTTCTAAGAGGCGATAATAGTTTTGCTGTTCCAGCTGGTGGTGTTAATACTCCAGCTTTTTCAGCAAAAGTCAGTAATGGAACTTCTTTATCTGATAATACAGCAACTAAAATAGAATTTGGAACTGAAGTATTTGATGTTGGAGGTTGTTATAATAATACAAGTAGTACAGCAACTTTAAATGGAATATCTGTTCCATCATATTCTTTTGCACCAAATGTATCTGGAAAATATATAATGGGAGCTTCTTTCAGAATGAATGGTGATACTGATTGGGATATTTTAGATATTCAATTTGGTGGTGGTACAATAGATAATAGATTTTCTATTGTTCACAGAAGATATAATTCACTTAGTGTAATGGGAATATCATCTTTTAATGGCACTAGTAATGCTGTTCATGTTGAAGGTTTTGTTTCAGGTGTAACATCACAATCACTTTATAATAGTGCAAGAGATAGTTGGTTTTTTGCATACAAAATTATAGAATAAGGAAAATAAATTATGGCAATAACAAAAATACAATCTGAAAGTCTTAACCTAGCAGACACTTACGATTTCACAGGAACTGTAACTGGTGCTGGTGGAATTACAGAAGCAGATTTTTTTCATACTACCTCTGGTCAATCTATAAGTGCAGACACATCAACTTTAGTAAGTGGAAACTGGTCAAGAACAACGACAACTGGATTTTCTAAAATAGGAACTGGTATGAGTGAAAGCTCTGGAATATTTACATTTCCATCAACAGGAATTTATTTAATAACTTTTCATACTTTTTGGAATGGTTTTGGAAGCAATGGTGCTAGTGATGCAAATTATTGCCAATCAGTTATTAAAGCAACTACAAATAATTCTAGTTATTCAAATATAAGTGCCGATATATCTCTAGCTTCATCAAATATAAATCCAAAAGTAAGATATGTTGGAACTAATTCACAAGCTATGTTTGATGTAACAGATACATCTACTCATAAAGTTTTATTTCATGCTTATATAGAACATGAAAATGGAACTTTAACTGGAGGTAGCAATAATCTTACATACGCAATTTTTATAAAATTAGGCGACACATAAAATTAAGGAGGATAAACTATGGCTCAACTATCAAATAAAATAATCGCTTATGCTAACGCAAATGGTGTTAGTGAAGTTGATTTTACAAAAGATGTTATGTTGCAAGACGACAGTAATGGTCAAGGTGCGTATATCAAAGAATGGAATATAGAAGGTTTAGCACAACCAACTGATGAGCAACTAGCATCATATGAAACGGCTGCAAATACTGCTGAGAGTAATGCAACAGTCGATGCAACAAGAAGAAGCCAATACGGAAGTTGGAATGAACAACTAGATGAGATTTTTC